GCTTCTGCACCATGGTGACACATAAATCTCTGTGTCACTAAAATTCTCTGTTGAAGATCGAGCAAATCTCCGATGCACCCCTTAGGTGCATAACACAATTCCTTATAAATGTCAACTTTTGGCATAGGAGCCAAGACAACATCCTCACAAGGAACAAAACCGGACTTGAGAAAAGTCAGATCTTTAAATTCAGATGATAAAGGTATCTCTCCTGTTTTAGCAGCATCCGTAATCTTGTAACCATACAAATCCATAACCTGTTTAATTGATGGTCCATCAAAATACTCAAGTGCTATTGGTTTTACTGTCATAATAATATCATCACCGTAAGTTAACATTTTAACATCACGATCAAAGTCTCCCATAAAAACAGACTTCCCATCCATAACACGAGTTTTACAATACGCAACCGACATAGCATAGTAATTACAAACTGAATTGAAAACATCAGTAAACGGATTTCCACTCTTATTGCCTTGTCCTGACTGAAAATAATACTTCCCAACGACATGGTGTGCATCACGAAGAACTCGTAAAAGCACACTACGAGCAACATCATCTTCTTTATTTGCTCCTTTGTAATACGCCTTACACACGTCCTCAAAGAACTGAAAAGCATCGGGAGTAACTGACCCATCCCAATTCTTATAATCAAAAGCATGCCCATATGGTGAATTCTCCAACAACGTATCATGATACTGCTTCCATACTACTTCTTTGTCGGCTCCAATACCATGGTGTAGATTAAAACCTGGACGTTCTTTAAAATAAGAAAGAAAAGCACCAAAATATTTCCGCACCAAAAGCGTATATTCCAAGCCGGGTTGTTCAAATACTCTAGTTTTCCCAGCCCTTACTTTCTCAATTGGACGTAGTTCATCTTTATTAGTACTAATCCAGAAAGTTGTGAAAATCTCTCCTCTCCTACTCATATCTTCGCACTCCTTGAAACGCTCTACAAATGACTTATTCCAAATAGGAATTATTTGTGTTCTAGCTTTCTGCGAAAATTCTCTTCGAATAGGCAAATTCTCTCCAGTAACTTCATCTTTCATACTAGGCATCTCAAGAAAGAAATCTTTCTTTCCCTCGCGAAATCCAAAAGAACTCCAGTATCCACAACCAGTATTATATTGTAATGGATTCATAATGTCATTGCCGTTAATGGCTTCATCATCAGTATACACACGTTTAACTCTGCTCGATTCAAATTTACCTATAAAGTGATCCAAAACACAGTTGTGTGTTGCAGTATCAACTGCAAATACAGAATGCGGTGTATATTTCACAGCATTTGATAATAAAGGGTGCACATCATTAACTATTCGCAAACTAGCCGGTGCATAATCACATGTCCATTCTTGATGCTTCACTCTAGCACCTCGATAAGTGAGTGATCGTAATTTACTTTCAGTAGGCATGTGATGTTGTAATTTCACCATATTACAAATTAAGTCAGTATGAAGTGCACTATCATCCCAGTATTTACTCTGTACCGGTACGGACTGTAATTGTACTATTTCTGGTTCCAAGTGAGTGTTCTTCTCACGCTTTAAGAGAATTAAATCCTCATAAATCAAGGGAACTGCACCCGCAATTACTGGATTTGATGGTGTTACACCATCTATTGTGAGAGCACAAGCATGCAGTCCTATCAACGGTCTAGCAATTCCCACCTTTGACAGAATATAAGGTCTTCCACAATCACCTCCTCGAGTTGACTCTTCAGGAAAAACCTGAATGTACGTACCAACAGCTCCATTAAACTTAGTAAAGTGAGAAACTGTTGCTTTGATATCATCTCCACCATGATACGTTTTGGATCCTCCTTTAATGTAACATCCTTCTTGCTTTCGTTCTTTAATGTCTCCTTGTCGAGCGACATATTTCCAAATGTCTCTGATACCTCGTGCCGGAATGCGACAATGTATAATACACAAATCGCTAGGTTGACCATTAACAGGAACATTATTAACTAATGCTCCCTCTATCCGTATAGGAAAAGTATCTTCCTTTCCTCCCGTTTTGTAGTTAATTACAGCAACGGCCAATCCTTCAATATTCCACCTGAAGAATTTGTTGATAAGATGTTGGTTACACAACAGAGTTCGATCGTCGAGAAAAAGTGCACTCAACTTTGTTGATTCACTTCCATCAGCCTTCCCAATCTCAAGTTGCACAATATTGTTATGAATAAGATGATGGAAGTCAGGATACTCCGAATCCTGCTGAACAGCTTTTAAAGCAGATGTTCTAGGCAAAGCCG